AAGGAATTCATTATTCCAGAACCCACAGCTGACGACCCTCATAATGTTACTGTCACGAATGAGATTCTCGAGGAGGTGCAAACTATACTTGAGGCTTATGCACAGAACACAATGAGTCATCCAGTTTTCCAGTATGCAAAGAAAGATGAAATGCGCCCAACCAAGAAGGTGATGGATAAGAACACTCGTGGTATTTATGGTGGACCCTTTGCGTTCACTATAGTCATGAGGCAGCTGACATTGTCGATGACGCGCATTATGCAGTTGAACCCTGACATATTCAATTTGTGCGTCGGGATGGAAGCACAGACGGCACAGTGGGACGATTTGCTGATGCGCCTGAAGCGCAAAGGTTTTACCAAGTGGATCGCTATTGATTTTACAGGATTTGATACATCTTTCTTGACTAAGGTTATGAAGATGGCCTTCAGATCTGTGCGGAAATTTATGGAATCAGCAGGTGCCACACAACAGCATTTACAATATTTTGACTGCATGTCCCATGATGTGACTTATTATATGGTCAATTTCATGGGCACCCTTATGCAAATGTGTGGGAAAAATCCATCTGGACATGCTTGGACGGTGATTATCAACAGTATCGTAAATGAAATCTACATGATATATGCTTTCGTTATCCTGCATCCCGATTTTGAAGAAGGTGCTGGGTACGGTAAGTATTATGAGATTGCAACTCAATTTCATGAGTATGCGATACTGGCAACGTATGGAGATGACAATTTCCAGAGTGTTAGCGATGAAGTTCCGTGGTACAATCACACTGCCATTCGAGATGCGATGAAGAAGTTCGGAGTAACTGTGACAATGGCCGACAAGACAGCTGAATCGCGACCATACATTCGGGAAGAAGAGGTTTCATTCTTGAAGCGACGTTTTGTGTTTGAACCCGAATTTGGTAAGCACGTCGCTCCCTTGGAACCTGAATCCATTTACAAGTCGTTGTGTTGGAATAGGCTGTCTGATGTTGATTCTCCTGAAGAGGTTTTGGCCTCATGTGTCATGTCCGCAACTTATGAGTGGGCGTGGCACGGTAGGGAGCGGTACGACAAAGAAATGAGCATTCTGCATTCGTTGTGCGATAAACA